TATTCCTTTTAAAATCACTGATTATAGCTGTAACACGAGCCAGAAAATTCTTCTCCATGCCTAACCTCCTTTATGACTTGTTTTTAAGCTGTTAAGGAACTTGCGAGTCCCTTGTTTTTGTATTTCTCTTTTACGTTTGTTTTTAGCTAGCTCACGCTGTTTCATTCTTTCGTATTCATCTTCTTGACCACGAATAATGTAATGTTCTCTTTCGTTCTGCCTAACAAAACGTTTTAGTGATTTACCAGCTTGAGCAACCGCATTATATTGAGCGCCGTACAACGCAATGTCTCTTTGGTCAATCAATGCTTGTCTAGCGCCAATAATCCAGTCATTCCATTCGGCAGGTAGCATGCTCATTAGCTCGTCATTACTCATATAACCTATGTAACGACTTGTCATCTGCCTTATTTCCGAATAGTCTAATAAGGTGCTACGGTCATGATTTCTTTGTAGTTGTTCTTCATCATCTCGATACCAGCTTTCGCGCCCTCTTTCTCGTCTTCTTTGGCTAACGATGGCGCTTGGTTCATCTGTGTCCAGAATAGACGTGATTTCTGCTTGAAAAAACCGCTATTATTCATTACGTCCAACGCACCCTGTAATAGATTTAACGTGTCGTTTTCTCTTTCGATGATTTCCATGATTTCCGCTTCAATGTCTTCTCTTTTAGGTGCACTTTTACCTAGATAAGCTGTTGCGCATTCCCAAAAGTCTACAATTGCCACTGTGTCACGTTCTAATAAAGCATTGTAAACATTAGTAAATCCTGAAATCGTTTGTTTTCTGCCTTTATTATCTTCTTGTTCAGTTGCAAACTTTTTAGCGGTTTTATCGAACATAAATGTTGCTTTTGCTTTCACTTCTTCATTGTTAATTGTTAATGATGTAATTGGATTAAAAGTTGTTTCAGTCATATTAAATACCTCGTTTATCGTTATTTTGTACAAAAAAATAGAGGGCTAATGCCCTCGTTAATTACATACTTAAATCGCTACTGCCAGCAGTTGTTTTTTTAGTTCGGTTTTCATAACTATCTTCATAAGCGTTCATGTCTTCGAATTCAACAACTGGAGCCAATGCGCTAGGGTTAAGCCATTCTTTTGGTAAATCATTGATTGTACCGTCTGCACTATTGAACTTAACTTTCGCTGTGATTTCGATTTTGTTATCTTCATCATCAAATGACCATTCGTGCTCTTCGATAACTACATATGCGAATACACCGTGATGTTTGCCATCGCGTTTTTTCGTTTCCCAAATCCAAACACGTAACTGTTTGAATTGTTTAACTGATTCTTTTAATGCTAATTGACCTTTATCTCCCGGAACGACATCAAGCGTCAACTTGATTTCTTCTTCGACAGAGTTACGGCTATAATCTTTTTTACCGCCTTGAATGATTTCAGCAAGGTCATTACTGATAGTATGTCCACCCTCTGCTAAACTACCTAAAAGCGTTGCTTCTTCGATAGTTAGCTTCTTAGCTAAATCCTTATCAGCGATTTGGAGAGCGACAATATATTTATCCTGCGCCATTCGTTACACTCCTTTGTAATGTGTTATGTCTGTATTTAAAAACAAGCCGAATGATACCGTGTTTAGTGTACTGATCTATGTCAGTAATCACTTCTTGTGTATCAATTCGACTTTTAATGAATGAATAATAATCAATTTCTATTTCGTTATTTAAAACGAAGCCTAAAAATTGAATTATTTGTGATGCCTCATCTCTATTACGTGCTTGACTATAAACATGCAACGTGATGCCGACATCTTCGACCATGCTCGTGGTCGTTTCTTTGTTAGTGACGTTTGTTTCACCCACAACGATATATGGGTAAACAGCGTCTTTCTGAACGCAATCAAAAACCCTACCGTCCAATTGTTTTTGGATAATAAGGTTACTTTTTAATTTGTTATATACTTTGTTAAATAAGTACCGTTCAACTGATACCCACATATCTTAACCACCTCATGAAAAATACTTATTAAAGAATGCTCGTCCAGCGTCTATTGCCGGCTCCCAAAAAGGTTGAGCATGTTGTCCTTTAGTAGTGTGCCACTTACCGTTTGCATCTTTGTATGACCACGGTATCTTTTTGGCTCTACTACCTCCAGCACCTGTTGCATATATACCAGTACCATAATTGACATATATTGCGTATTCACTACCAATATTAATAACACCAGTAAAACCGCTGTCTTTAAAGTCCATTGTTACACTTTCTCTAAGATATCCGGTATCAACTGGCATTAATGAAATGATTGTATTGTGAATCTTAGCAGTTGTCTTTGCTATACCTCGTTTGACCCATCGCTCCATGTCTCGCTCGTAATTTTCCAACTCTTTTACTAAGTCCCAATTACCATACTTAACCTTTGCCAATAGGTCGCACCCTCAATCTAGTTAAATTGATTTCATGTTGTCCGCCTTGGTCGACCGGTTCGCCTACAACTTCGTACGTTTTACCCTCGTAATTAAATAAAGTTTTGTTTGTTATTGGTATGTGGTACGGCGTATATAGGTTTCGGTCAAAGTCTTTGCTCATCTGATGAAATTTGAGTGTCTCACTTGATGTAGGTGTGTCCATAAACCCTTTAATTGTTTCGTTACTTTTAAAACGCTCGTATTCTTTGGGATATGTTCCTACGACTTCAACCTCTCCAATTTCAATTGTGTGCGGAAACTCATCAAACGGATTAAACATATCGCTTGCCCCAGCTTAATTTACGATAAGGTAATAAATATGCATAAGCACTACTAGGTATGTCAGTTACATAGGTATAACTCACAGTGCCCATCGTGCGTGCTGAGATATTGCCGGTTGTACCAAACTTGATACATTCAGCAATAAACTTCTTAACACCCGACGGCACTTCTTTGTCATCAAACTTCTGATTACAATAATCTTCTGCAACACTTTTATATTCTTCAATAAGATAATCGATTTGCTCATCGTTAGACGAATCATTGAGTGAAAGTCCATTAATCATTTTGACGTCTTTTGCGTCCATTACTTAACACCCTCTAAAACTTTGATAAGCTCGTCTTTTTTCATATCACTATACCCTTTAATTTCACGCTTTTTAGCAAGTTCTTTTAATTCTGATACTTTCATATCAGATAAACTTTTTTGCTCGTCAGCGCTCGCCTCAGACTGTTCTACTTGCTTGTCTTCAACAAGTTTAATAGCGATTAAATTACGGCGGTTGTTTGTTGTAGATAATTCAGTGAATCGTTCTTCTGACACTTCTAATCCATCACGTGGGTAAGTGTCTCCCACTTGATATTCATGTCCGTTGTCTTGTGCATCTTCAAAACGTTCGATTACTTTATACATACGTCACTACCTCCCATTACATTTCTAAGCTTCCAGAACCTTTAGTGATTTTCACTGCTTTAGATTCATCATATAAATAAGCTACATAGTGCTTATCACTGTATAATGCAGTTGTTTTTGTTGATGCGTCACGCGCTACTTCTAAGAAGAAATCACGTTTCAAGATTAATTTAACTGCACCTTTTTTAGCTAGAATAGCTGTGCCGGCTTCTAACTTGTTAGTACGTACAATGATAGCGCCTAGAGCTTCGCCAAACGCACCTTTAACGATGATGTCATCGCCTAATTCGGTTGCACGCGTAAAGTTAGTTGATGCATCTCCACGTAATTTACCAGCATCAAGTGGATTGATAAATAAAACCATTGGTTCTAAGTCTTCATCGTTAAATTTGTCGATTGCTGATTGTAAGCCGTTTAATTTAGTGATGTCCGCATTAACAGTAAGTTTAGCTCCCATTAAAGCCTCTAATACGTCATTATCAACTTTGTTAGCGTGTGCCAAACCATGTTGACGTACTTGTTCGCCTTGTGGGTCTCCATAACCACTTAATAAAGCCTCATCTGTGATAGATGTACCTTTAGCAATTTTACGGATTTTAGCCTCACGTTTTTTAGTTTCTAAGATATCAGTTGGGATTTTTTCTCCCTCTGCAACTACTTGTGCATCTCCGCTATAAACGAATGCTGGGAATGTCAAAGTGTCTCCCGGTTGTCCTTGTAATGTGCTATCTACTTCTGCAAATGAAGCGAAACGCAATTTCTTTTCGAGTTGCGCTTGCATCATAGGCGCTAATACTTCTGGAATGATTTGATTACTTGTTTTAGTAATTCCTTGTGGCATACTTATACCTCTCTCTTTGTTTAATTTTGATTAACTAATTTTTCGAATGTCTCACGATCGTTCAAATACAATTCGTTACGTTCAGCGACACTCATGTTGTCAAACCTTTCTTTCGTTACACCTGAGTCCGGATTGCCTCCGCCTTGTGGTGTTTTACCTACAGGCTTAGACGACGCAAATAAATAAGGTTTAGACTCTTTAAGCGTTTTAATCGCTTCATCTAAACCTTTTACAGTGCCGTCGTCTACTAATTCCAGTTCATCTTTATTGATGAATGCTAGAATGTCGTTAGCGTCATTTGCTTCTTTAGCAACCGCTAACTTAACTGCGTTATTAAGTTGTGTTTCTTTATACTTTGTCTCCCACTCTGAATTTTGATTCTTTAATTCTTCGAGTTCTTTTTGAATCTCGCTATCATCTTTAACAGAGTCTTGCAATTTGACAATTTGTTTATCACGTTTAGAAATCTCTTCTTTTAACTCTTCAATTTCGGTATTCTTGTCGTTCAATCTTGAACGTGGTACCATTCCCGATTTTGATTCGTCAATCGCATCAATTACTTTCTGCTTATCGATTTCTCCGTCTTTAAATTGTCCTAACAATGTGTATAAATCCATTTAAACTACTCCTTTTTACGAGTTTTACGTGCAACGCCACGAAGAATTTTGGTATAAAAAGAAGCAGTTTAACGACATGCTAAGGTCGAGTAGTAAACTACTTTCTTTTACGTTTATATTTCTCCCACTCACGATAAGTCATTTGTGGTATTACTTCGGTTGTGCCATCATCTTTACGCACTCTCGTTGTACTAGGCAAATCATCTTCATCAATGTAATACATAAGCTTACAACGACAGTTGATGTTTTCTTTTGCACTATTCACACCAACAAACAACTTAGGCGCCTGTCCAACGCAACCGCTCGACTTGAACGGTTCGTCTATTTTCTTCTTAGCACCGTCTAGATGTCTGTGTGTGTCTCTTGTACGTGTATCTTTAGTAGCTTGCCAATACTTATACATCTGTAAGCCATTCTTTTGAGCTACCAATGCACTATCGAGTCCAGCTTGAGACATCGCTCTGCCCGCTTCTGTACGAGCTACACGCAACGATTGAGCTTTAGACATACCAATATCATCACGGATTGCTTTCGCTATTTTAGAGTAGCCCTCTCCGCTCATAATGCCTTGTGTGATATGTAAGCGTATCTTTTTCAGTACTTCATCACGATGCTTCTGTAGTGTCGGTACTAATCGAATGAACTCAATAGGTTGTTCAATAGCCGATGTGATAACTTCTTTGCTAGGAACATCAAATTGCATAGATGTTTGACTTGCCGTCTCGTATAAATAAAGGCTCATAAGGAACTTTTCTATATAAGCGTCTTCCTGCGACTTCTGAACCATCTTAGCTACTTGCCTATAGTCATCAGTCAACATTGTACCTATACGAGTTAACTCCTTATTGAGCCTGTTATATTTATTAAATTCAGTCCATGTAACATACACATCATCACTTTGATACTTCTCAAACATATCTGCGATGATTTGTTTTATCTCTTTAAGTCGATTAGCAAATAGTTGTTCTATAGGCTTCTCAGCTTTAGAGATTAGACTGTCGATATACTCATCAATATCATTCTGATTCTTTATTGTTAGATCTTTCTTGTTGTTGGGCACCGTCAGCACCTCCGTCATCTAAATTAGGCAGTTGCTTGTTGTACTCCATTTGTTCTTGTTCTATTCGTTCGAGTTCTGCTTGCAAATCTTCGACAAACGGGTGATTTTCTAATACTGTTTCATGGCTTACAATTCCCATAGATTGTTGAGCTGTTTGTACTTGTAATTCTGTGTTCGCTACTTTGTTGTAGTTGAAACTAATATCGACATCTTTATGTTCTCCTTTGATATCGAAGTGCTCAAACACAAACCAAAGCAACTCCTGTATAGCAACTTTAGCTTTGCGCGCTAACTTATCTGCTTTCAAGTTTAAGTTAGTATATAAAAACTCCAACGCAACCCCACTTGGAGCCGAACCGAATTTGTCAGAACTAAAGTCAACCGCTTGACCAAACAACATTATTTTTTGATATAACTCATCTAAATACTTTTTACTGTTTTCAACTGGTACTTCTACCTGTATTGTGTCGACACCCCCGTTATCCGATACTTTTATCGCCCCGTAATAACGTAGTAACCGTTTGAATTCTGGCAACTCTTGGTCATCATAGTTCGTTAATACATACGTTAATTCGTTTGAATCTTTAAAAGTATTGGATAAATCGGATAATCGCCTGTTATAAGCATCAATCAATGTTTTATACATAAATATATCTGATATTTCTAAATCGTTATTTTTGAATGGAATAAATGGAATCTTACCCCATGACCCTGTACTAAAATGCGTTTTTGAATTCTCCAAATTGTTAGAGTAATCCGGAATAAGCGAGCCGTTTTCATAAACGTAGTAATTAACAGTTACTTTATCCCAGTATTCAACTTTAGTTTCATTTTCCAATTTATACATCCTGATAAACGCCTCTAATTCTTCGTGCTCTTTATCAGTCCATATAGGAATACCTTGTTCCGCCGGTACTCTAAATAGCTTAAATTCTCCCTCTTCATCAAGGTAAGGATGCAACCATTCAATACCTTTATTGCTAGCTCCTGTTAGTACACTGTGTAACTTATCATCAAATCTATTACCTAAAACTTCATCAATACGTTTAACTACTTCATCATCTGTATGTTTAAAAGCGATAGGCTTCCCTACAATATAAGAAACTTTTTGATCTACTAGGTTAGCATGGAAGTTGGTAATCATTCTGTCATCTGGTTTCAATGGGTCAACTGCTCCTGTAGCATCAACCGGCTTGGGTTCCTTAACAATATCAGGGCGTTGCTCATAATATTCTTGACCTATTGAGATTTCAGGTAACTTCTCCAAATGTTGTTTTATATATCTGACAATCATTTCTTCTAGTGTTTCTGGCTTATTGTTAGTCCTCACAATAGCATCAAATATTTCTGTTTGTGTTGGTTGGCTAGGGTACAAAATATTACCTCCTTTAATTAAAGCCTGTGCCACTTGGCTTATTAGCTGTATAAACTGCATATCTTAACGCATCTAATGTGTCATCGTTTAATTTAACTGGTTCGTCTGCATTATCTTTCCAAACGTAGTTGTATATTTCTTCTTTAAACAAACTAACTTTTTCTTTGATAATGAATATTTTATTTAACTTGAATAACCTAGAAATAACTTCAATGCCAGCAATAACGGCTTTGTCAGCATATCTTGCTTTTATCTTCTCTCTTCTAAATCGTTCAATATGTTCAGGTCTAGCTGTATCACAATAAAAAAGAATATCGCCATGCCTTTTTATAACTCCTTTAGCAATAGCTACCCAGTCATCTATCTCTTTATGTCTGTGTGCGTGTTCTTCAATAACGTACTTGTTTCCGTCAAAGTCTTCCGCTACAACCATAATAGAACCATAATGCTCATATCCCCAGTCGACGCCTGCATATTTCCTTTTTATTTGTTTAGTTTTAAATTCTTCTTCTTTGATGTAATGAACTTTTTCTTTGAAATCTTTATATACAACACCTTCAGCAGAAACCCACTTACCATAAATATCACGATCTGTGAACATTCCTGTTGGTGTACTTGCGATAATCGATTCAATATATTCTTCATCTAAAAATGTATTGTCAAACAAAGTAAATTGGAATGCTTTGATATTTAGTCTTCCATTCGATAACCGTTGACCACTCTTATCAATGTAATCTTTTTTAACTGGATGCATCGGGTTTTCGGGGTTGGTATCAATTAATATCCTCGCGCCTTTGTAACTACAACGTGAGAATACCTCTTTAATAAACATATTGTGTAATGCTGTCCCCTCGTTTAAAAAAGCACCTGCTGAAGTAAAACCACGTGCTTTTTTCCATGCATCCGAGTTTTGTCCGTCGAATACATACACTTTATTACCAAATATTTTGACTGCGTTAGATTTATCAAGTGTCAACTCTCTACCTAGTATTAACTCCATATCATCTAGTATGTTACGTCTGATAGATGCTTGTGTCGCTCCTCCGATAATGAAGTTAAGCCCCTTGTCTTTATAAGTAGCTATGTGCATTAAAAAAAGCAGGATAAATACATATGTTTTACCTGCCCTCTTCGCACCACTCGCTATTAATACTTTGGGTTTATCGTTTATGAAGCAGTTCCAGACTTCTTGTTGTTTCGGGTTTAACATTTCATTAATCATCATTAACACCCGCTAACTTAATAAGTGCTTTAGCAACTTCTGCTTCTTGTGAATTATTTTCTGATTTATCCATTTGATCGATTTTTTTCTCAAGCATCTTGATTTCAGTTTCAATCTTTTTATTAGTCAGAACTTCATTGCCTAACGTCATTCTATTCATGCCGTCCAAACTAGCGAGGAATGCATCAGCTGTCGCTTTCTTCACTCCCTCTATTTCAATATCGTTCTTCGCTGTATTCTTTAGCCACTCATACTCTTCAAAAGCCTTTTGGCGTGTCCATTTTGATTGCTCAGCTACTTCTTGACGAAGTTCTTCGTACCTTATTAAAACCTTATTATTTTTAGCTACCGTGCTCGCTTGCATGTCTATATATGATTCACTTTTACCTTTGGTCGAATACCCTGCGTCAATATAAGCTTTGCGTTGGCTCTTGCCCTCGATGAGTCCCAATACAAACTTTTCTTGCTTCGGTGTTAATTTAATCAATTGTTTTCACTGTATCACACGCCTTTACGTTAATTACTCTAGTTATTTAAATACAAAAATGCCCCTACATCTTGTGCAGGAGCTACGTTCAATAAATGTGAAAGGAGGAAAATAGTTATGACTCAAATTGCAAGAATTAAACTACCCACCATATAGGCAGGTAGTAAGTGATTAATAGCGTAACATATCATCTTTTATATGTTTGTCACTTCTCAATCACATCGATGAGAACATCTGTTGTGGCTATTACCCCACGTCTTAAGATAATTCTTACAAGTCAATTATATAAAATTAATTCACAGTTTAAAAATAGTGTCATTTTCGTCATTTCTGTCATTTTTGTCATTTTCGTCACTGTAGTAGATAAATCTTTTCTGCCAACTCATCACGGCGTGCTAAGAAGTTGTTTCTATTCAATTTAGAGTTAGGCATCTTCTTGATAATTGCGTCCCTGTTATAACCTTTCTTCAATAACTCTAAGAAACAAAAGTCAACGTGCCCTAATCTCTGTTGTGATTGATTTATAAACTCAACCTCTTTTAACATCTGCGCATACCTTTTATTTGCTCTCTCAAGCCTCACAACAACGTCTTCAACCTTACTTGAGTTTTCCCCTTGTGGTTTTGGTAACGTTGCTTGTATGCCATATTGTGCGATTGAATTGCTATCATATTCCGGTATTACATCAGCTAACACATTACACTTCATTTTATGTGTGCCTATCATATTAACTATTGACTCTTTGCTATACATCTACTCTGACACCTCCGCCCTCATCAAATCAGACTGATCGCTCAACTTTGCGAAGTCACTCGGCGCCTCTGCATCATCATTAGCCGTCATCATAATATATACTTGCTCAGTTACATACTTACCTAGCTCATACATTGCTAGTAAGAATAATAGTCTTACTATTTGTTTAATCATTTTTTATCTACCTTCTTTACTTCGTATAAGACCGGATATAAATTTAAAAAGTGTATTCTATATCCAATCGTCTTAACTTCTACTTTGTCGCCTACTTTTAACCTAGCTTGTATGTCTGCGCTATCAAACTTCTTTTTGAATAATAAATCAGAATTTTCAATGACTTGTTTGTTGTCTAATACAATATAGAACTTGTCTTCTTTATCTTGTCTCTTGTTATATTTATCTGTAATAGTTCCTTGATGTACTTCTTTGTGTTGGTAACTAGCCACTGTGTATATAGGCGATATGACAACAAGCATCAGTGCGATTACGCCGAATAATCGCAGTATTCCAGCAATAAAGATATCGAACCAATCCATATTTTTAAGTTTTTTAATCATCATTGCCATCTCCAGTATCAATTAAACTAGGCATCATTCTTAACATAGCCCTTAATTCATGTTCATTCATATTAGCCATCATAGGACTGTAAAATTCACTGTCTTTATCATTAATTTCTTTAATGAAATCATCTTCAATCTTAGCTTTTTCTTCAGGTGTTTTATTTTTATATTTTTTGATTATTTCAGTGTACTTTTTCGGGAATTTCATTTTAGGTATGTTAATCATCATCTGCCTCCTCGAATGGTTTCATTGTCTCAATATTAATATCCACCATACCCTCGTTTGGTTCGACTTTTTCAACGTGAAAGATACCAATATTTGATTTGATATCGTTTAAGTTGGTCGCTCCATCAACTGGCGCATTTCGCGCCTCGTACTTCTCTTTCGCTTCTTCTTTACTCTCTGCCTCAACAACTGTAAACCTTTGATTGCTCTTAGCTTTAGTTATGTGTGTATGCTTACGTCCTGTTGAATCTTTGAATGTTGTGACTAAGTATTGTGTCATTCCTCATAGCTCCCTTGAACTTGTTTGAGCTTACTCATAAAAAACATTACTAAAAATGCTATTAAGATATGCGTCTTTTGATGTTTATCAGCAAATGTAGATGTCACAAAGATAGTAGCAATCAACAACATTTCATATAGGTTTGTGTGTATAGTCTTTTTACTCTTGAGAAAAATAATACCTATGCGACAAAATAGATAAACACCAAACCCTATGAAAAATATTTCTAACATGTCACTCACTTCCCCAAAACCTCCTTGACTCGATCTAATATGTCTTTACACTCCGCTACTTCCGAAGCCTTTTGCTCCACGTTCTGAAACACTCTCGAATTCCTCCACTTGCTTTAGTTCAGGTGTCCATATAGGCACGATAACCAATTGAGCTAGTTTGTCGCCTTCGTTGATTTGATAAGTTCCATATTGTCTTATGGCGTCACTCAAATCGATTTCTCCTTTAATATCAAAAACACCTGGTGTGATATAACCATTCGATGCAATAGCGTCATTCTTGATATTAATCCCTAAATTGCCGTGATATCCCGCGTCTATCTTGCCTGTTTCAATCACTAAATGCGTTTTACTACTTACACCACTACGGCTAGTTAATAGTCCGACATAGCCCTCTGGTATGCTTACAGCTACATCTGTTTTGATCACTGCCTTTTCTTGTGGCTCAAGTACGACAGTTTCAGCTGAGAATATGTCATAACCTGCATCCGTCTTATGATTTCGTTCTGGCATTCTAGCGTTTTCTGATAATAGCTTTACTTGTAGGATGTTAGTCATTTTCCTGCTCCTCCTCATATTTATAGACCACTTGACCTGCCATAATCCCTACTACTTCATCAAGTTCAATACCTTCTCTAACTGAATGTTGAATAGCATTTGTCATTCCCTCAAGTATTTCATCAAATGCTCGCGCTTTCTTATACACGTCCTCAATCTCTTTTAGTAATCCTTCTGTATCATTGCCGTTATAGGCGCTAGCACTGATAACTGATTGTTCTATTTGTTCACGGTTATTCATTTGCGTTATCCTCCATAAAAATTTTATTGTTTAATTCCATTCCAAATTTAACTCTTTCATGATCGTTGCCGAATTCGTTTATTAAATCTTTTTCAACGCTCTTGCAATACCTATCCCATGCACTTGCTTTCTTCTCCAGCTCTTTGTTGCGCTCTCTTAACTTAGCTATATCTCCAATAAGCTCATCACGTTGCTTCAAAAACTTGCTTGCTTCATCAAACCAGTATTCACTTTGCTTTTCGTAATATTCTTTTGAACCGTGTTCCATTATTTAATCAACTCCCCATCTTTCCAGATTAACGTCATAGTTAGGTCGTCGTTTAAGATATAGAACGCTTTGATAGGGAAACATCTGTCGTCATTTAAACTTTCGTTTATACTAGTATTCCTATTTGATGTAGGACTATATTCTCCTTCTGAGACCTCGAATACTTCAAACAACCTATCAAACTTAGTCTCTTCTGTGATTTCCTCTTCCACTTCGACTTCGAAAGGAGCATCAAGTGGCACACAGACTGATGTCGTACACTCATTTGTGTCCTTTTGAAAACGAACGATGCCATCGCCGTTACCTGTTGTAAAAAAATTTTTGCCCTTTGATAACTCCGGATTACTTCTAGCCCATTTAATTAATTCATCTAATCGCATTTCTTTTTTAATTTTGATTTTCATCATTTTCATCTCCTTAAAATAAAGTTAGTTGCTTCTGTTCCTCATATTCCAACCCATGTTGCTTTATATATGTTTCAAGCTCTTCCGCTGTATCAAATGTCTTTTTCACGCCTTGCCAACCTGGTACGATATGCCCATGAAAATAATAAATGTCATTCACTACATGGATATGTGCCACTCGTTCGTTATCCCGATACAGATATCTCTTAGATCTGAAAAATTGGTTTAAGTATTCTTTACATGCGCTATCGGTTTTAGGCATTTATGCTTCACTCCATTTCTTGAACATTTGGTTATAAGTGACATCGAACCAGTACGGATCACGTGAATGTTTTTGAGGTACATTAAACAAATGTGGCTTCTTTCTTCTTAGCTCAGCCTCTCTCTTTCGCTCTCTTTCCAATTTGCGTTCGAGTCTAGCTTGTTCCAGTCTTTCTATTGTTTTCTTTTCTCTGTACTCACTTAAACGCGTACCTTCTGGTGCGTCCATTGCTTCATGTAGTTCCCAACCGTCTTTTACTCTTTTAGAAACCATTCCAGGTGTTATACCGTGACTTTCTATTAATTCCATTTCAAATTTACTGAACCTATAAGGTTTATCATGTATCCTTACAATTCTTGCTGTTTTCGCCATTTATTCCACCTCTACATTTACATTTCTAATTTTTAAATTGTCATACTCTAGTATTTCGTCCGGATTGTTATATAAGTAATCTGCCAGTGCATCTTTTTCATCATCCACATCATCAAAATGCTGATATTCAACTTCGGTAGGTATTCTTATATCAATCGTTGCATTTATATATGCTTGTTGTTGCATTAAATCACTTCATTTCTCTTTTTCTTTTACGTCTGACTTTCACTAAGTCCTCATATACCATCCATTCTTGACCTGTGTATTTAGGCGCTTTACATATCCACGTTAAATTCACATCTTTATACTGATATCTGAATATCTTCGCTTTGATGTTGGCAACTTCAGTCGCCTTACCTTTAACGTCTATAACTTCAACCAGTTTCCCTTCCTTCCACAAAGAGAAATCGGCTATATACGTAATCGGTCTTTGCTTCCCAAATTTAGGTTGTAGTTCGAATTTCGGTTGTAGTTCGATACGATCATAGTTAGTGCCATTCATATTACTTTCTAAATATTGGTAATATTCACATTCTACTTTGCTATCAAATACAATCCCTTTATACTCAACTTTCTTAGCGTTGTATTTACTCATCGTCCACCTCTAAATATCAAATATCGTTGCTTGTAAACCTAGCTCTTGCTCATATAGAAGCCCGTGAGCGCCTTTGAATCGTTTTAGGTCACTATCAGTCATAATTTTCTTTTCGTCGCTGAAATGGGCTCCTGTGAGCGAATAAACCTCATTTACGTTGTCTTTATACTTGATAACCTTAATATCTTCTGTGCCATCTTCTCGGTATAAGTAATATTTTTCTTTCGGCATTTTTAACACTCCTTAATATTCGACGATTGCGGGTCTTTCTTCTTTTTCTTTCAACTTATCATCAATAAGTTTTTTAAGTTTCTCTTGGTCTCCGTTTGCAAAATCAATCATCTTTTGAGCATATACATCTCTACAATGTAATATTTCTTTTATATTTTGTTTTGTGATTACCACGCATCTCGCTCCCTGAAATCGTCTCCGATTACTCTTACTTTTCTTGCTCTTTTTTTCATTCTCGAATTGATACGTTGCCAGTTCATATTTTGATTTAGTTCTTTATCACTAAAGTTTGTTGTAAAGATATTGTTTTTACCTACTCTGTTATCAACAATGCTGAAAAGTTTATTTAAAGTGTGTTCTGTGTTTTCTACACCCATATCATCTAGTACAAGTAAATCAATATCACTTAGCAATCTGACTAGCTCGTCTGTAGTTTCTTCTGCGTTTTTGTTGTATGTCGCTTTGATACGATCCATTAACATTGGTATATGCATAAAAGCAACTGTATGACCTTTAGCTTTGACTGCTTTTGCGATAGCGTATGCTAGGTGGCTTTTACCAGTTCCGTATGAACCTTGCAATATTAATGATTTTGGTTCTTTTGTAGAGAAACCTTGTACATACTCTATTGCTGTTTGTTTAGCGTGTACTTGTTTTTCATTTTGTGGCTTGTAGTTTTTGACTGTTGCATCTCTTAAAGACGGATTAACGTTTGATTGATTGAATATGTTGTTTATCTTCCGTTGCTTGTTTCGCTTATATTCCTCATAGATTTCACATTTGCAACCGTCTTTATACTCGTAACCATTCGGGTGTTTTTTAGTAGGAGCAAACTTATATAAGTCGTATTCACTTCCACATCTCTCACATTTCAATCCTTTTTCGACATGAGTAGGTTGATATTTTTTCAAGCTTTCATTTATCTTTTCGCTGAATAGTGGTTTCATAATATCCCCCTAATCCCAATAACTTTCGTCGTACTTCATGCGTTCCAATTGATCCGTGCCAGTTGGTTGTATTTTTTGATTGAGGTACCCCTCAAATTTACTGCCAAAAAGTGTTTCTGGTCTAAGGTATTTATCGCTATCCGTGTTTAACCATTCAGCTGTTTTGATATCAATCACCTTTTTAAAATCCTCCAACCTAAAATCTTGATTCCATCTTGCTTTAATAAAATCTTTTGTTTTAGATGTATTATGTTTAAAATGCTTTCCTGCTTTTTTATTTAAGTATTCGATAATTTCTTTATAGGGAATGGAAGACACCGTCGGGTTGCCCGACAATATACTTCCTTCATTATTAGTATTGTTATTATTAGTTAAATCATTATTAGTACTATTATTATTAGTAGTATGCGATTTACCATTAACGGTTTTTCCATTGTTGGTTTTACCGTTAACGGTTTTCCAACGTTGGAAAATCGAATGTGGTGCGGTTGCTCATATACCAAGTACTCATAACCATTTAACCTACCACTCTTATCACGTTTTCTACTACGTTGAATATATCCAATTTCTTCCAGTTCCTTGATTCCACTCTTTAAACCGCTAAGTCCATCAGTTGAATGTTGCTCTAGTTCTGTTTCGTAAATTTGCCAGTTATCAGGTCGACTTAACAAATAAAGTAGAATACCTTTAGCCTTCCAACTTATATTAGAATCATGTATAAAATCTTTGTGTACTGTGACAAAGTTACCTGATTCTTTGTAAACTCTAAATGTTGCCATTTCGTTATCTCCTTTCTGGTATAATTTTGTTATCGCTACTGCGTTAGATTGGGGGTGAATAAAATATGGAAAAACCTTATATGTTAACATATGATTTAAACTCACCCGGACAAAAATATGAGGAATTGAGAAATGTTATAAAAAAGGAAATTTCTAATGGTCATTGCAATTATTGGAAATCTTCATTTTTATTCCGTTCTTCTTTATCAACTTCAGAAATGATAGAAAAGTTGAAACCTTATCTCGATTCTGGAGATAAGCTGTTTGTTACAGAAATAGTCAATAACAAACAAGGGTGGTTAACAAAAGAACAATGGGATTTTATCAACCATAATATTTTTATTTAGGTTCTTTTATTGAATCTTTTGTTATATCAGGAAAACCTTTAGAATCCTCAGGGGTAAATTTTTTAATTTTTTAGCGCTTCTAATCTCTTCCGCCAAGATGACGATTAGGAGTGCTATTTTTATTATTCTTAGTCTATTCATTCCTTTTTCTCTCCTTTCAGCATTTTATTGAGCCTCTCATCAACTTTTATCCATGAGTCATGCAAGTGATATTTATCATCAAACGACTTAACGCCAATCGCATGTTGCTGGTTATGATGTTCGCGACATAACGCTAATACATGTTTGTTGTAGTGATTCATTTTGTTTCTGTTCATTCCTCTGCCGACTGCTTCATAATGCGCTAGGTCTGCGTGAGGCTTTCCACAAATTACACAGTTGCGGTTGATTGTAGCCCAATACAATAGTGCTTTATCTTCACTTAACAACTTGCTTGTTTCTATGCTCATAGGTATTTGATGATGAAACATAAACGCTATAATCAGTTCTATTAACTCCCTTGCAACTTTCATAGAACAGTCGCGCAGACTGATTTCTTCATAACCTTTCATAATTTCCAATTCTGTTTGTAATAATTTTCTAGTTGATTCCACCGGTTCTCCCCAGTGAAGTTCTATATCTCTACACATTGCGAATATTTTTTTGCGTTGTTCTATAGATAGTTTTTTATTATCCGGAACCTCTACTTCTGCTTTTAGTGGATATCCGTTTTCTAGTAAGTCAATGTGACTTTGTTCAAGTTCAACACCAGTAGCAACGACGGAATAAGTACCGTCATTGTCTTTCTGGTATCTTGTAATGTATTGCATTTAAACCACGTCCTAGAACGGTAAATCATCATCATTGATTTCTATTGGACCATTAGCATTAGCGAATGGGTTTGATTGTTGACTCATTGGCGTCTGTTTCCCATTTGTTTGCTGTTCTTTTTGTTTCATCTCATCAGTTTTAGGTTCTGGTTTATTAACTACTTCATCGTCTTTATTCCAAACTTTTACATATGAGAGTCTTACAAAATACTTGCCTTGTTCCTCGTTAAATTTATTTTTAAGTACAATAGTTCCGATTTTGTTAATTAATTGATCTGTGTCAAAAGTTAAATCTGGTAAGTTCAATTTAATTCCTAATCTACTAAGTAACTCGATATATTGTTTTTCTTGATAATCTTGTTGGAATGGTGGGACGAATTGGTTGTGTTTGTATTGTTTACCTTCGTTGTTTTCAAAAACAATCGTGAAGTATCTGTTTTCTCTGTCGTTAAACTCGACATTTGCAACTTTCACTGTAAATTCTCCAGCTCCTAAAAAACTCCCCGCCTTTCATGAATGTCTCTTGATTAGTTTCTTGAATGTATTGTGTTCTACCAGTGATTTTCATAATTTTTATACCGTCCTTTTAATTAATTTTTAATTACCATTTCTGATTGCTTGTACTACATCATTAATACTTGGATTAATGAATCGCTTATTATTAATTTTGATATTGCTTGAGTGTCTTATCTTTGTCTCGAATAAGTTTGATGGTTCAGCGTTAAGAACATATTGATAAGCTTTTTCACCGTTTTGCTCATGTTCTTCTATTGTCATTCTTGCTAAAACATCAGATTGACTGATGACCGCTTTTTTTATTT